GGCGGCGGTGGGACGTACTTCTTCTCCATTTCCAGGAATGCCTGCTAACTACGGGCTATAAATCAACGCCGAACCAAAAAATGTAGGCGGCTTAGGAGGAAACATGAAAAAGCTGCTTACATTGCTATCTGCTATACTTCTCTTTGTAGGATGTGGGAATAATCAAAACAATCAACCGCCATCTCAGCCTAAACTAACTGCATCTGCATCAACAAATGGAGACGGAACAACTAATGTTAGTTGGACTTCTAATGACCCTAACATAACTAGTGTCGCCATAGAGAGTGCTGCAACTCATGAACTGCTATACACAGGCGGACCTGCTGGGTCTACTACGGTTCGAGCTGATGTCCGCACCTTAGCTGTTGTGGCCTACCAAGCTGCTGTAGTGGTGGCTGAACTCACCATTGTGCTACCTCCTATCCCGCCTCCCCCCACCTACAGCAGGTGATGTTACATTCACTGTAAGCTGGTCACTACCTACAACATACTCAGATGGTAGTGCAATAGATCCGCTCGACCAACAGCAGCTTGTTGTTGAACTTTACTATAACACAACAGGGGCTGATTTTACATTGTCTGACATCAAACTGGGTGAGTCAGCGGGTGGCGCCACTAGCGTCACAATCACAACATTCCGTGTGAACTACAATCAAACTTACTATTTCAGCGTAAGATGCCACATCGTTCCAGATGGACTATGGTCTGATTTCGCTCTTCCGTATCCTTATTCATGGCCAACACCATAACGCTACAAACTCCAACAGGGGGCTGGCGAAAGTCAGCCCTTTTTTTGTTTACAATCTGCGCTTTCGATGATAAGATTGACTCATAAATCAAATGGAGGGCTAAATAATGAAGCACATCATCACGTATGATGCTTATGTCAAGGGAAAGAGTGACGACTATAACTGGGTTGGACGAACTGAAGAGGTAAGCACTGGGCGCCTCAAGAGTCGTCTTCGGGAAATAGATGATTATGTGATGCATCGCTTCCTGGCAGTTGATGGCGAATACATATACGGCTCGATTGAATAATAACGGTTTACAATCTGCGCCCTAGATGGTATGATGGATTTATCAAATCAAAACGGAGGTTATCAGCATGAAGACGTCAGTTCGATTCGTCAAGGTTTCAACCGATACTTATCTTGAGGTGATCGATCTCAAGTATAAGGACAAGGTTGTGGCGGCGGTAAAGATCGACAAGAGCACGTCCCGCTGGATGGTGAGGGAGCTGGCGAAGGAGATTGAATAAGTATCACTGGAAGATAGATTTTGGAACCCATTTACAATTTATTCGGAGTGTGGTATAATGGAAAATAAACGTTTGAAAGACCAGATCAAGGAAATCAAATATTGGACTCGCATTTACAAGAAGGAGCTCAAAGAAGCTCGTAAGAACGAAGAATGGGTCGCTATCGAGTTCATGGCTGAGAGGATTCAGTCATTCGAACGGCGTCTTGCTGAACTTGAAGCGAAGTATAAAAAGAAAGACAAGGAGCGATAAATGCCTATCAAAGCAGTCGATCGTGTATGCGAAAGTTGTCAGGGTTCAGGTCTTTATGTCGGATTCGCCGAGCGCCGCGGCGGCGCCGTAGTGTGCAGTTCTTGCAAAGGTGAAGGTCACTACGAAGAAACATTTCGCTGGACAGAATGGAAAGAGGGCCAGAAGCGAGTCGTCAAGAGAGACATCAAGCGTGTCTTCGCTACGAATCCGGGAATTGGTATTGGTGAAGGCGAGCTTGAATCGACAGGTCAAATTCTCAAGCTTGAAGATTTTGGTGGCGTAGACTACAAAGAGTGGCAGAAGTCTGGGAAGAAAGCCTTCGTTAAGGGCACTGAAATGAGGAAGTTCACTTGTCCCGCTTGGTGGTGGCAGTCTGCCGATTATGATAAAAAGCCCGATTGGAAAGAATGTTGTGGTTTTGAATCATTCAGCAATTGCAAGCATTTCTGTAAGAAGGAAAAATGTTGGGAAAGATACGATAAATTCGGTAAGAGAGGCAAATAATTTTGGGATGGTGGTGTTTCTTTTGGTATGCATTTTAAGATCTTTGAAGTATAATTTCCCACCCCAGTAAATTAATACATTTTATTTCAGCATTACATCTTCTTACATCGAATGAAATTTTGCCTTTATTTATATATTTTCTAGCATAGTGTCTTGATAGATTGTGAATTTTACAAAAATTGTCAAATTCACCAGCGACAACATATTCTTTGTTTTGGTTGTTTATGAATTTGAATATTTTCGCACGACCGTTTTTATTTTTTGGGTGAGAAGCATGTTTTATAAGCGGGAAATTATTACCCATCTGAACCGCTAACTTTTTCATTGCGATAGATGTTTTTGGCCGAGGTATTCCTTTATTTGCTTCTGATATTTTTTTGGCGTGTTCTATTGTTCTAATACGTCTTTTGTTTATAAGGCTCATTTTTTGTCTAAATTTATCTTTTTGTTCTTTTGTGAAGTTAATCATTGTATTTCCGCCCTGGCCGCCTGGGCATATATTATAACAACTTTTGTTTTTTATAATATCGATGGGCGCTGCCATAGCTTCGCTTATGTTTAATTCTTCTCTGTTTTTGCAAAAGAACAAGATTTCTCTTTTAAAGTTATTTATACCATATTTTTCTATTGCTTGTTTAAGTATTGATCCAGATCCGAGATATTCATCGTCTATTTTTGTCGTTTCGTGTTTTCCAATGTAAAATTTGCCGTTTATCATGTTTGTTGTTTTATATACGAAGAAAAACTTTTTCATTTTACAATCCTTTGAAAATGTGATATATTATTTATATATTAGGAGATCTTATGTTAATTCTTGGTGACATCCACGGAAATCTCGATAAGGCAGAGAAGTTCCTCGCCTTCAAGCCGGAGGAGACACATATATTTGTAGGCGATTATGTCGACTCCTTTGAGGAGACCGATGAGCGCATCTACAATACGCTCAAGGTGTGTATTGAATCAGATGCTATTTTACTGCTTGGTAATCATGATCTACACTATTTCAAGGAGCCTCCTTTCACATGCTCTGGACGGAGGTATCATGCCATTCAGAGTCTTGAGACTATCTTCGAAGAGTTTATCGATAGGTTCGTTCCATGCATCTCGGTGGATGGATTTATCGTTACGCATGGCGGAATCTCTCAGGGATTTGGTAATAGTGCTCTCAAAACGACTGATGTAAATGAGATCGCTAATAAGATTACTATTTTGTGGAGCACATACTTGGAGACTCGGTTCAAGCGGGCTCCAAGTGCTCCGCGTGTTCCTAATTCACTATTCAACATCTCTCCAACCCGTGGCGGGATGGACAAATTTTCTGGTCCGTTCTGGGCTGATTATCGTGACGACAAATTTTATGGCGTTCCTCAGGTGTTCGGTCATTCACGGACTCCAGTAGGAACTATTTTTAATGTTGCAGTGCAGGAAAGCATTAGTTTACGAAACTTGAATCACAGCAACAAGCACGAATTTTGGGCACTTGGTTGTGACAATGACAGGAGAATTTGCTTCAATTCAACAACTAAAGAAGTAGAAGACTTTAGCGATGATCCGTTCAGGAGATTTTAATGAAAAACAAGAAACAATTGCTCGAGATTATAAAATATCCCGATAAAATCCTGACTAGCGCTTGTAACGAATACGTCGAAGAATTTGGTGGCGAGTGGCTGTATGATCTTGCTACAAACATGATTCACACGATGAAGAGCGTCAGGGGTGTGGGGTTGGCAGCACCTCAAATAGGGCTGCCACTCCGCATTGCTGTAGCGCTCATAGGTAATATCCCTACAGTTCTCATAAATCCAGTGATTGTAGAAAAGTCTGACAAAAAAATAGCGATTTCTGAAGGCTGTCTATCGTGTCCTGAAAAAGAGGTGCGCGTTGATCGTGCGAACAGTGTAAAAGTCGAGTTTTTTAATATTAAGGGCAAAAAAAGCACTAATTTATTCTACGGGATTAATGCTATTATTGTTCTTCATGAGATTGACCACTTGAACGGAAAGTTGATTATTGATTATGAAAAGGCGGATGGGAATATATCGATTGAGGAACACGTTAAATAATTGCTGCTATGTTGGTAGTTCTTGTGATTTAAAGGGCCGCGAACACAGTCATCGTTATCACCTGAATAAAGGGAACCATCATTCTATTAAGTTGCAACGAGCCTGGGTCAAGTATGGCGCAGAATCGTTCGTATTTGAAGTCATTGAAGATATTGATAATGTAGATATGCTAGTAAATCGAGAACAGCATTTTATAGATGTATTAGATTCTCGGTATAATATATGCCCAAACGCTGGCAAAAGCACAAAAGGTGCTAATTTCTATAAAAACCCTGACTATATCGCGAAAATAAACAAAGCTAGACGAGAATGGATTAGAGATGATGGATATAAGCAAAGAATGCGCGAAAAGCTAAAAGGGCGTGTATTTTCAGAACAACACAAGTTGAAACTAAGTTTAGCATTAAAAGGCAAGAAGAAATCAGTAGAACACTGTGCCGCCATGAGTAAGTCGCAAAAGGGAAATAAAAATGGATTTAAATAATGTCAGGGCTAAATAACCGATACTGGCGTATGTTTGATGAAAACTCGAACATGGGCGAAGAGATGTCTGCTCATGTAGGGGGAATAGGAAAGGACGCTGGTCCTGAACTAAAGAAACCTCTAAAACAACTATTTAAGGAGTGGGATGAC